AGCTGAACTATGAAAGACTCAAAGCAGATGGAATTAATTCCATTGACATCATCACTGGAGGATACCCTTGCCAACCTTTCTCCGTCGCAGGTAGAAAAAAAGGTGAAGAAGATCCGAGACACCTCTGGCCAGAGTATTTTAGACTTGTCAAAGAACTCAGACCGACTTGGGTCATTGGAGAAAATGTTAGTGGACACATTAAACTCGGTCTCGACACCGTTATCAAGGACTTGGAGAGTGAAGACTACTCCGTTAGGCCGTTTAGTATTTCAGCTTCGAGCATCGGTGCCAACCACCAAAGAGAAAGAATCTGGATTATGGCTTACTCCGAGCGCAACTACAATTTCAACGAGGAGCAAAGAGTCAATGGAGAAGAGAAAAAAATATCGAGAGAGTATAGGGAGGACAACAGTACCACCAGGCAATCTAGCCGAGCAAGTGCAGCACGGACACAAAGCGACTCACATGTGGAGGACTCCAGATGCCCACAGTGGCAGAGGGCCGAGCAGCGAGAAGAGAATGAAAATGAAACTAGAAAAGAAAATGCCAATCAGTTTGAACGATCAAGTAGCACATCCGAAGTTGATGTGGCCAACACCGAGAGCATCAGCAGCGATGGCAGAGAAGACAGAGAATATTCAAAAGAGGGGAACACAAAGAGGGAAGTTGGAGGAGTCAGTAGCAATGTGGCCAACACCAACGACGAGAGATTACAAAGACAGTGGCAAAGCCGTAATCAATTCACACCGAGATTCAATTCTTCCCGTGAGAGTAGCGAAGAAGGACAAAGAACAGTGGGTCAAGGGTGGTGGGAGTCTGAACCCAACATGGGTAGAGTGGCTCATGGGATACCCAAGCGGGTGGACAGACTTAAATCACTTGGAAACAGTCTCGTCCCCCAAATCCCCTACTACATCGGATCCGTTATCCTCAAAACGATGGAGAACACCGACAGCAATTGATGGAGGAGATAAAGCAGAAAAATATGCAGCTAGAATTTTACTTGGAAAAAATAAACGATCTTCTAAACATAAAGTCCAAGAAACTTTATCAATGCAAGTGGCAATGGAAGAATTAAAAGATGATCCTCAAAGAGTAGAAGAACTAATGAAAGAGGAGATGGTAACACGGCCACAACTTCCAGAACAAAAAGAGTTTGTTGAGTATATGCATTCACAAACAACACCAAGAAAATTATCAGATCAAAGTGGTATAGATTATACAACAGTTGAGCATTGGTTTAGGAGAGGAAAATATTTTTCTCATCCATCCATAAAAGATTGGAATCATATTAAACAATTTTTACAAGAAGTAAAATTTGATAAAGAGATGACAACAACGGAGACAATAGAATGGAAAAACTAATTAAAGAAACTTTAGGCATAGCTGCTAAACTTGTAACTAAAGCAGAGAATAAAAAATTAAAATTAACGAGGCGAATGTTAGTTAATGATTTGAAAATGATCAAGTTAAATTTAATGTTAATGCAGGACGAAGATGGTTCTAAACGATAGACATGCAGAGAAAATTGTGACTGTGTTTGGTCCACCTGGTACAGGTAAAACAACAAGATTATTAAATATAGTGGAAGAAGAAATTAATAATGGTACATCTGTAGGAAAGATAGGATACTTTTCTTTTACACAAAAAGCTGCACGAGAGGCTATTACAAGAGCCATAATAAAATTTAAATTAGATAAAAAAGATTTTACATATTTTAGAACACTTCATAGTTTAGCCTATCATCATTTAAATTTAAAGCCAGGGGATGTGATGGGCGATTTAAATTACAAAGAACTCTCTGAGTGGTTACAAATTAAAATAGATAATCCCAATAAAACTGTTAACGAATTAGGGATCTCTAGTCCTAAAGATATTTATTTATCTTTAATTGATCAAGCAAAGATCCAAGGAGTCTCATTACAAAATCAATTTATGAGAAGTAACTTACACTTAGAGGGTGGGTTTGAAAAATTAAGTTATGTCGATAGAGGGATAGCTCAATATAAAAAGAAACATACCTTGTTTGATTTTACCGATATGATTTTAGAGTTTATTAAAATGGATAATGCTCCTACTTTAGATGTAGTTATTGTTGATGAAGCCCAAGACCTAAGCTTTATTCAATGGCAAATGGTAGAGCAGCTTATTCGTAAAGCTGATCGTGCTTACATTGCAGGGGATGATGACCAAGCTATATTTAATTGGGCTGGTGCTGATATAGGAAGATTAAAAAAGATTAAAAGCAAAAGAGAAATACTTAATAAGTCTTATCGTATTCCTAAAAAGGTGCATAAGATTGCTCAAAAAATAATTACTTCTGTTGCTGATAGAGTAGAAAAAGAATGGCAGCCACGAGAAGAAGAAGGTAAAGTTGCTTATCATCGTAGCCGTTTAAATTACACAATGGATTTAACACAAGGAACTTGGCTGATATTAGGGCGCACAAATTATTTATTAGATCAAATAGCCGAGGACCTTAAAACAAGAGGATTGTTTTTTGAAAGATATAATCGTTCAAGTGTATCCGAAAAAATGTTGAATGCTATTATCGGATGGAAGAGAATACAAGAAGGAGGTTGTATTCCTTTTCGGATGGTAAAGGATATGTATTATTATATGTCCGGTAATAATCATATAGCACATGGATATAAAGAACTGCGTGGTGCTGATGAAGAAAAAGATTATGATCATAATACTTTAATTCTGGATCATGGGCTAAATGTACATAAGGATAGACCTTGGGATCATGCTTTAGACAACATACCAGATTCTCAGAAAATATATATAAATGCTGCATTACAGCGCCAAAAAGACTTTAATGTATCTAAAAATATAAAATTATCTACAATTCATGCAGCTAAGGGTGGCGAAGCTGACCATGTTATGCTATTAACGGATCTACCAAAAAAAGTTGATGATAACTATTTTTTGCAACAAGACGATGAGAGGCGAGTGTTTTACGTGGGAGTAACAAGAGCAAAAAAATCTTTACATATTATTGAATCTGAATCCACACGAGAATTCCAGGAAATATTTTAATGATCTCTCAAAACATTTTAGAACTAGCAAAAGAATTAATAGGTAAGGATCGTCAAGAAGATTATGGCGACAAACTTACTAATCACAAGAACATTGCTGCGTTGTGGTCTATTTTCCTCCGCAAAGATATAACAGCACATGACGTAGCGATGTGTATGGCTTTAGTTAAAGTAGCAAGACTAATGCATGCACATAAAACAGATAGCTACATAGACTTAGCCGCCTATGCAGCTATTGCGGGAGAACTTAACGAAAGGGATAAGTGAGACAGCCATCTTTGTTCCAAGCACCTAGTGAGTGGGTTCCTCCAGAAAACATTCCTAATCTTGAAGCTGCAACAGAGATTGCAATTGATTTAGAAACTCATGATCCTGGTTTAAAAACTACAGGACCTGGATGGGCTATTAAAAAAGGAAAAGTTATTGGTGTAGCGTTGGCCGTGGAGGGTTGGCAAGGATACTTTCCTCTTGCACATCCTGGTGGTGGTAACTTTGATGAGAAAGTTTTTAAAAGACAACTACAAAAGATATTAGACCTACCTTGCGATAAGATATTTCACAATGCTATCTATGATGTAGGGTGGTTAAGTGCCATGGGCCTTGAAGTAAAAGGTCGTATTTGTGACACGATGATTGCAGCTCCTTTAATTGATGAGAACAGAAGAAACTATTCTTTAAAAGAAATAGCGCAAGAATATACTGGAGAAACAAAATCAGAAGCTGGTTTATATGAAGCAGCTAAAGACTTTGGCGTGGATGCAAAATCAGAAATGCATTTACTACCAGCTATGTATGTAGGTCCTTATGCTGAACAAGATGCTACTGTTACATTAAAACTATGGAATGCATTAAAAGTAGAATTAATAAAACAAGAATTAACTGCGGTATTTAATTTAGAAACAGAACTTCTTCCTATCCTATTTCACATGAAAAGAAAAGGAGTGAGAGTGGATATAGAAAAAGCAGAACGTGTTAAAGAAGAGTTTAAAGCAGGGGAGAAAAAGATATTAGAGAGTTTATATAAAAAATGTGGGTTTGAGGTAGAAATTTTAGCACCATTATCTATAGCGAAAGCTTTTGATAAGCTTAATATTTCTTATAATCGTACACCTACAGGTCTTCCTAGCTTTGATAAGAACTTTTTATCTACTCATTCCCATCCTTTTGCCAAACAAATTGTGGAGGCAAGAGAAATAAACAAGGCATACACTACCTTTATTGATTCTATTTTAAAACATTCTCATAAAGGTCGCATTCATGCTGATGTAAATCAACTAAGATCGGACACAGGTGGTACTATTTCTGGGAGATTAAGCATGCAAAATCCCAATTTACAAT